GCGGCGCTTGCACAAAGAAGCAAGCGCCGCGCCGCGTCTCCTTTGCTCTCCAGGCGGCCGTCGCATTCCTCGCACTGTTATGCGCCGGTTGCGCCGCCCGCGATTCGAACGCCCTCGCTCCCGCGATTCGCGTCGAGATCCCGATCGAGAGACCCGTCTACTGCGTCAGCGCGAGTCCCGCCCGTCCCGAGCTGGCGCTTGCGAAGTTGCGCGACGATTCGCCACCCGCCGACACCATCCGCGCGTATGCGGCGACGGTCGCGACGCTCAAGGGCGCGGTGGCCGAGCGCGATGCGATTATCGCCGGATGCGCTTCGCCGGCGCAGGAAAATTCGCTCAAGTGAACGACGACGAAATTGAACGCTGAGGTCGGACCGTGCGGATGTGATGAATGAAATTTCTAAGCGACATCATGACCGGCAAGGACAATCTCACATACGACGCGGCGCGGGTGGTTGGCGTGCTCGGCGCGGCCGCCTACGTCGCGTTTTGGATCGTTCAGGTGGCGGCGGTGCGCCGTTTCACTCCCGGTGACGCGGATGCGTACGGACGCGGCCTGGCCGCGGTGATGCTCGCGATGGCGGGCGCGTGCGCAATCAAGAAATCGACGGAGCCCGAGCCCGCAGAGTTCCGCGCGCGTGAGATGCGATGAGCTGGGAGGCGATTGGAACGTTCGCGATGGTGATGGTCACGATGACCGGCCTCAATGTCGGCGCGCTCAGATGGATGCTGGATCGCCATCACGAGTCGGTCGCGCGCAGCGTCTCGCGATGGGAGCAGATCGAGCACGACCTGTTCGAACTGCGCGCGATGCTGCCGCTGGAGTACGTGCGGCGCGAGGACTGGATTCGATTTTCGGGCACGCTGGACGCGAAGCTTGATGCTTTGCGCGAGGAGATGCGCGAGGAAATTCGCTCGCTCAAGGAAAGGCTTTATGGCTGAAGGTTTGAACCTCGCGCAGCGGATGCGCGAAGAGGCGCGATGGCGGGTTCTGCGCGTGATCGATGCGGGCCGGCCGATTCCGGTCTCCGAGCAGATCATCTGGCGCGTGCTCGCCGACATCAAGATCGCGGTTTCGCTGGTCGAGCTGCGTCGCGAGCTGGCTTATCTGCGCGATCTCAAATTGGTCGAGCTCGAAGACGAGATGGCCGAGACGTGGTTCGCGAAACTCACTGCGATCGGCGTCGACGTGGTCGAGTACAACGCGGGCTGCCCCGCAGGAATCGCGCGGCCGAAAAAATACTGGTAGCGCGCGATGCTTGTTGGTGGCGCAATTTTCGGACTCCGCTGCCGTTCCCTCGGACCCTTCGCCGGCTCTCCGGCTCGGGAGGTCGGGGTGAGGGCCGATTTTTCGTCTGCACCCTCACCCGCGCGTCACGGCGACTCCGCGGAAAAGCCGTCGTGGTCACACGACTCGGGCGACATCCGAGCCTGCGGAAATCTTTGGAAGAAATCGCCGCGCCGCTCGCCCTCTCCAGTGGAAAAAAACGGGAGAGGGATAAAAAACAGCGCGTCCCACCTACTCGGGCGACACTCAAAGTTTGTGAAGGAATTGAGCGAGCCGATCAACTTTCCGTCATTCCGAGCGCAGGGCTGCCGAAGCGAGGAATCCCGGCTTCCGATAAATCCCGAATTAATGTGGCTCTCATGCAGGGCCGACAGTGTGGATCCGGGATTCCTCACTACGCAGACCCCGTTCGGAAGGACGGATCTTAATTTCTTCACAAGCTTTCAGTGCAGGCTGCGCCGGCGAAAATCCGTGGCCGAAGCGGTCGAGCGAGCCTACTCGCACGAGTGCGCAACCGGCTCGGGCGACAATCCCTTCGACTTCGCTCAGGGCAGGCTCCGCCCGCGAAAATCGGGGAAAAAGGCGGTCCGTACGGTCTTCGCAAGGGGGGCGCGCGCTGCTGGTGTGCGCCTGCGGAGACCTCGGACCGCCTGTACGGCCCGAAAACCCTCTCCCTCGCTTCGCTCGCGCCTCTCCATGGCCAGGGAGAGGGGCTGAGGGAGAGGGCGATGCTTCTTCATCTTGGGTCTCGCAAGGCTCGCATAATCCGGGAACACCCGCAGTGAAAAAACCATCAGACAGCAGTCCTGCCGCGCACGACAAGGCTGATGAAAAGGCCCCCGACAATCCCGAAAAACCCCGAAGCCAGCGCTCGCGCCGTGGATACAAAATCCGCAATCTCCCCGCCGAGTTGCACAAGCAACTCGACGAGCGCCTTGGAAGCGGCGAATACGGCAGCCTGCGCAATCTGGCGCAATGGCTTCGCGACAATGGCCATGACATCTCGCACAGCTCGATTTCCAAGTACAAGCGAAAGTTCGAGCAGCGGCTCGAGGCCGTCCGCCTGGCCAGCTATCAGGCGCGCGCTGTCGTCGATTCCGCGCCTGACAACGACGCAAAAATCAATGAAGGCCTGATGCGGCTGGTGCAGACGACCCTGTTCGAGATGCTGGTCGAGATGAATGACACGCGCCAGAGACTTGCCGGCGCCGAAGTTGCGCGCGCCCACAGCCGGCTTCGACTAAACATGCGCGCAAAGCGCGCCCGCGCGCGCGGCGAGGCGCAGCCGACAGCGGCAGGTGATGAGGAGGCTGAACTGAACGCGAAGTGGCCCACGGCGGCGGACCTCGCGGCCGTCAATTCCGTTGCGCGCACGATTGCAACGCTGGGCAAGTTCCAGCTCGACTGGCAAAAGTGGCGCTCGATGGCGGCGGCGACGTTGAGCGAACGCGTCAACCGCGCGTCCGAGGTCGTCGCAGAAGCGGCGCGCAAGGGAGGCCTGTCGGGCGACGCGGAAAAGCAGATTCGCGATGCGCTGCTTTGGGTCGGCGAGACGATCAAGCCGGGTCCGGATACGCCGTCGCCGGCTTCTGCGCCCCTCGCCCGTTCTGTTACGGGAGAGGGCGCGCGAGACGAGCAAGTCTCGCGCGGGTGAGGGTGCAGACATTGCAAATGTCAGCCCTCACCCTGACCTCTCCCGTCAAGCAACGGGAGAGGGGCCTGAAAGCACCGTTCTTGCCAAAGAGTAGGGCGACGGCCTGGGTCTCGGAAAATCGGCGAAAAGAGCGGGAGGGGGGCCGGAAAAACGCAACGCGAGCGGGCCGGAAAAAGGCGCCCGTCGTAAGAAGTAGTCGCCGTGAAACCTGAAGCACAGCCAATCCTGCTTCCCTATCAACGCGCATGGATTGCGGACCGTTCTCCCGTGAAGGTTTGCGAAAAGTCGCGTCGCGTCGGGATCACGTGGTGCGAGGCCGCCGATCGAGCGCTATCCGCGGCGAGCCGGGCCGGGATGGACACGTGGTACATCGGCTACAACCGCGACATGGCTCTGGAATTCGTCGAAACCGCGGCAGCCTGGGCGCGCAACTTCAACAAGGCTGCGCGCGCGATCGAAGAAATGGCCGTGCGCGACGAGTCGCGCGACATACTTTCCTATCGAATCCGTTTCGCCTCCGGCCACAAGATCGTCGCGCTCTCATCGCGTCCGTCGAACCTGCGGGGCAAGCAGGGTTGCGCCGTGATCGACGAGGCCGCCTTTCATGAAGACCTTCCCGGACTGCTCAAGGCGGCGCTCGCGTTCACGATGTGGGGCGGGATGGTGCGCGTCATCTCGACGCATAACGGAGCGGACAGCGCTTTCAACGAACTGATTACCGACATTCGCGCAGGGCGACGCCCGTATGCTCTCCATCGCATCACCTTCGACGGGGCTGTCGCCGCCGGACTGTATCGCAAAATATGCGAACGCGCGGGACGCGAATGGACAATCGACGGCGAGCGACAGTGGAAAACCGAAATAGTCAATTACTACGGTGACAACGCCGACGAGGAATTGAACTGTATACCGCGCGCGCCAAGCGCCACATTCCTCAGTTCAGTGCTTATCGAATCCCGCGCGCGCGCCGGAATTCCGGTCGTTCGATGGGACATGCCGCCGGAATTCGCGGAGCGATCCGAGCAGGTGCGGCGCGCCGAGACCCGGGCGTTCATCGAGGATCGCATCGCGCCGGTTCTCGCACGCATCGATCGCAATCTTCCCACGTCCTTCGGCGAGGATTTCGGACGCTCCGGTGATCTGACCGTCATCTGGCCGATGCAAATCGGCGCGGACCTGGTGCGGCGCACCCCGTTCGTCGTCGAATTGCGCAACATCCCGTTCCGTCAGCAGGAGCAGATCCTGTTTCATATTGCCGACGGCCTTCCGCGTCTCGTCAGCGCCGCCATGGACGCGCGCGGCAACGGGCAGTACCTCGCCGAAACCGCACGCCAGCGCTACGGCGCAAAAGTCGCGCAGGTGATGCTCTCGACCGAGTGGTATCGCGAAAATATGCCCCGGTTCCGCGCCGCCTTCGAGGACGCCCAAATCGAGATTCCACGCGATGCCGATATCCTCCTCGACCATCGCTCGATCGTGGTCGAGCGAGGCGTTGCGCACGTTGCGGATCGCAGGATGCGCGGCAGCGACGATCGCGAACGCCACGGCGACAGCGCCATCGCGGCGGCGCTGGCGTACTATGCGTCGCGGATGGACGTGGCGCCGATCGCATACCGCGGGGTCTCGCGAGTCGAGCCCGATCTGTGGCGGCGTCCGTCGGACGAGGATGCGCCGCCGTCAGCGCGGATGCGCTTCAACACCGGAAGCTGGTAATGAAATCCGCGGCTCTCTACCCAAACTTCGCAATCTCGCTGTGCGGCAACGACCTCGGTTTGTTCCTCTCCCCGGCCAGGAAGCTCTTTTACCCACTCTCTGACGCGCAAGAGGGCAGGGGTGAGCGTAAACCCCGTTCAATAGGAAGTGACTAATGACAATTCACTACTGGAAATGGAAATGCGAACAGTGCGGCCACGAATTCACCTTGTCGCTCGCATCGATGCCGGAGCCGTGCCATCGATGCGGCGGCGAATGGTTCCTGAAGATCGGGGAAACCGAGGAAAGGAAACCGCGCTCCGATAACAACTACGTCTAAACCGGTTATCCGCTGAGGCAGGTAAGATGATACTCTACGACAGCTATGGCCGCGAAGTTGATACCGCTCGACTACGCGAACAGCAAGCCGCACCGACCATGGCCGGAATACGCAATATCTATTCGGTCATGCATCCGTCCGCCGGCCTTACGCCCGAACGTCTCGCAGTGATACTGCGCGAAGCTGAGTTCGGCGATCCTTTTCTCTATCTCGAGCTGGCCGAAGAGATGGAGGAGAAGGATCTTCACTACATGTCGGTGCTGTCGACGCGCAAAGAGGCGGTTGCGCAGCTTGATTTCGCGGTGAAGCCGGCGTCCGGCGCCGCCGAAGACGTGAAGGCCGCCGATCTCGTTCGTGAAATTCTGGGGCAGGGCTCGCTCACGCTGGAAAGCGTCTGGATGGACATGCTCGACGCTCTCGGCAAGGGGTTTTCCGCAACTGAGATAATCTGGGAAACCACGGCGCGAGAATGGTATCCGCGTCGTCTGGTGTGGCGCGATCCGCGCTGGTTTATGTTCGACTGGGTATCGGGCGAGGAGCTTTTGGTGCGAACGTTGCGCGACGGCCCTGCGATTGCGGTCGAGGGAGAGAGAAAGCCTGCGAACGGCGGGCACTTCAAGGGGGGCGGCTTGTACGGCGCATTGCAGGCGAGTCGCGGGATACAGCCTCTAACCGAGCCGCTCGTGCCCTACAAGTTCATTACTCACATTGCCAAAGCCAAATCGGGACTGCCTATTCGCGGCGGACTGGCGCGCGCCGCCGGATGGGCATATTTGTTCAAGAACTACATACTAAAAGACTGGGTAACGTTCGCCGAGGTGTTCGGGCAGCCGCTGCGCATCGGCAAATACGGCCCCGGCACGACCGAGCAGGACAAAGATACTCTGTTGCGTGCGGTGGCCAATATCGGGACCGACGCCGCCGCGATCATCCCGGACTCGATGGTGATCGAGTTCACGGAAGCACGGCAGACCGGCAGCACCGATCTGTTTTCGAGATTCTGTGAATACCTCGACGCGCAGGTGAGCAAAGCGGTTCTGGGACAGACGCTTACTACCGAGCTGCCGCGCGGAGGAGGCTCGCGGGCGGCCGCGGAAGTTCACGATCGCGTGCGCCGCGATATCGTTGCCTCCGACGCCAAGCGTTTGGCGGCGAGCATCAATCGCGATCTGGTGCGCGCGATCGTGGACCTGAACGTCGGACCGCAGCGAGTCTATCCGCAACTGAGTTTTGTTTTGCCGGATGATACCGATATTCGAACGTTCGCCGAGGTTGTTGCTATGCTTGTCGATCGCGGATTGCGTATCGGACAGAGTAGTGTACTGAGTCGCCTCGGACTGTCGCCGGCGACGTCGGGCGAAGCGGTCCTAAACCCAATACGCAAAGAACCGGGCGCGCGAGAGTAGAGTAGCGGCGCGGCTGACGATGCGGCGCTGCGATATTGCGGCGCCGCGGATGTTCACCATACCGGACCGTACACCCACGGGGTCATCATCTCCATCTGGTACTGCTGGGCCGCCATTTCCTGTTCCTGCGCGGCCGCCCGTTGCTCCTCCGCCATACGCTGCTGAAGGCGCAGGTCCTGGTACTTCTGATACGCAGGCTCGTCGCCGAGATACAGGCACTGGCAGAATTGCGCATCCGCCATCCAATACTTCGGACGGCCCGCTTCGTCGGGATAGTACTTCACCTGGAGCTGCGGCAGCGACTTGAGATGATCGAGCTTGTCGGGCGTGTTCGCGATTCGCATCGAGAATCCCGCCGCCGACAGCATCGGCTCGATTCGCTCGGCGCGTTGCTGCGGAGAAGGCTTGAGCAGCGAGCATCCGGCGAGCGCGGCGCTCAGCAGGATTGGCGTCAACCTGGGGCGGTAGGGTTGGTACATCACGATTTCATCATCATGCCGCAAGGCGAGCGTCGCAAGGGCGCCGCCTGTGAACGCGCAGCACTGCATACACCGGAATGTAGTAGAACTCGTCTAGGCGTAGGACTTCTATGGGGATGAAATAGTTCATCCTTATGCGATCGCGCCGGTCGCGGCACAATGCGCCTCGATGAACGCACCCTCCCAAGCACGCGCCGGTGGTGATCGCGCAAAGGACGCACGCAACTTGTCGCGTCGCGGCGCGATCGATACCGCCGGCGCGCCCGCCTCGTCGCTGGCGGATATGAAATCCGCATCGGGCGCCGCGCCCGAGTGGGTGAAGCTGATTCCTGCGGGCGCGTTTTACGGACGCGATGGGCGCGGGCCGTTTGTTCTGGAGGGTCCCGCCGCTGTCATCGACGCGAGTTTCGCGCTCGCGGTCGACGCCGGCATCCCGATCGATTACGACCACGCCACCGATCTTGCGGCGCAGGCGGGGGCGCCGGCTCCCGCCGCCGGATGGATTCGCGAGCTTCGCTCCCGCGAGGGCGCGCTGTGGGGCCGCGTCGAATGGACCGCGCGCGCCGCATCCGCGATCGCCGCGCACGAGTATCGCTATATCTCGCCGGTCTTTCAGTATTCGCCCGGCGACGGCGTTATCCGCCGTCTTCTGCGTGCGGGACTCACCAACAATCCGAATCTTTTTCTGACCGCGATTTCGTCCGCGGAGGACATCGACAGTTCCATGGAAGAATTTCTTGCGCAATTGAAGAAGATGCTCGGTATGAGCGCGGATGCGTCGTTCGGCGAAATCCTGGAGCGTATCGCGAGTCTGCTCGAAGCAGACGACTCCGACGATTCGCACGACGCCGATGGCGCGAACGACGACGCCCACGGTGCGGATGACTCGCGGCTCAGTTCCAACGCAAGCCATCACGATCCCGCGCGGTTCGTGGCGATCGCCGAATACGAACGCGCCATCACCGAGCTCAACGCGATGCGCGCCGAGCGCGGACGCGAGAAGGCCGCCCACCGCGTTGACGACGCGATCCGCGCCGGCAGGCTGGTCCCCGCCCAGCGCGAATGGGCGCTCGCCTATTGCAGCGCCGATGCGCGCGGCTTCGATTCCTTCATCGCGCGCCAACCGTCGATTCTGACGGGCGCCTCCGATTTCGCGTCGACGTCGCGTCGCGACGCCGGACGCGAAGGTTCGTCGCTCAGCGCGCTCGAAAGCGCAATTTGTTCGCAACTCGGCGTAGCGCCCGCCGACTACGCGCGCCGGCGCGCCGGGCGCGGCGACTTTCTGCGCTTGAATCGCGACAATCGCTGACAATCAGTTAACGCAACCTGATCGACTCACACAGCGCAACCACGCACAGGAAGAAATCATGGCGGCACTGACAGGCTCGCGAAACACGCCCGAACTGGCCGACGGCGGACGCATCCGCGTGCTCAACCTCGAGGCGAACACCACCGTCTACCTCGGCTCGATGGTGGCGATTAACAGCAACGGCAATGCGGTCCCCGCTTCGGCGACAACCACTGTCGCAAATTCGCTCAAAATTGTCGGGCGCGCGGAATACGTCGTGAACGGAATCCCCGGCCAGAACGCGGTCAACAATCCCGGCGCCGCCGGCGCGATTCAGATCGCGGTTCGAAAGGGGGTTTTCATGTATGCGCAGGACGCCTCGCTTGGCGCGGCCAGCGCAGGCAGCCAGTGCTTCGCGCTCGACGACAACAATGTCACCGCCAACGATCGGGCCACGGGCGCCAACGTTCAGCAGTATGCGTGCGCCGGTCAGGTCGTAGCGATCGACCCGTCGGGCGAAGTCTGGGTCGATTTCTGGCATCAGGCGTCCACCGCGCTCTGAACAAAGCTCGCAATCTCTGAGGAGTCACACACGATGGAAATCAGCGCGCAGAACCTGACCGCATTGTTCACCGGATTCGACGTCGTTTTTCAGCGCGGGTTCGACAAGGCGCCTTCCTATTACGAGAAGATCGCGACCGTGGTGCGCTCGACCAGCCGTCAGACCACCTATCCCTGGCTGGGGCGCACGACCAGGTTTCGCGAGTGGCTCGGAGATCGCGTGGTGCAGGCGCTCGAGGCTCACACCTACACGATCGTCAACCGAAACTTCGAGGACACCGTTTCGATCGATCGCAACGATATCGAAGATGACGCCTACGGCGTTTACGAGCCGATCATCGAGCAGCTCGGATGGGACACCAAGGTCCATCCGGACATGCTGCTGTTTCAGACGATCAAGAATGCCGTAAACAACCCGTCAAGCGTGCTGGGCTATGACAATCAGCCGTATTTTTCCGCCGCGCACCCGGTTGGACCGCAGGGGCGCGCCGACGCCGACGCCACGGTTGCCAACGTCAACTCCTCGGGCAGCGGGCCGTACTGGTTCCTGCTCGATGCGTCGCGCGCGATTCGCCCCTTCATCTTTCAGCTCCGCCGCGAGTACCTGGTCACGCGCATGAGCGCGGCGACCGACGAATCGGTCTTCACCAGGCGCGAATTCCGCTACGGCGTCGACGGGCGAGCCAACACCGGCGTGGGTCTGTGGCAGCTTGCCTACGCGAGCAACCAGGACCTCTCCAATCCGGCAAACTACGGCGCCGCGCGAGCCGCGATGCGCACGATCAAGACCGACGGCGGCCAGCCGTTCGGCGTGCTCTCGCGCAGCGAGAACGTCTATCTGCTGGTGCCCCCCGCGCTCGAAGAGGTTGCGCGACAACTGCTCAATTCCGAATTCATGGCGGGCGTAGGCGCGAGCGCGAGCGTGGCGACCTCGAACATCTGGAAGAACAGCGCCGAACTGATCGTAAGCGAATATCTTGCATGAGGACGGCCCCTCTCCCCGTCCTCTTCCCGGCCCCCGCGACTATCGCGGGCGCAATCAGGGGCGGGAGTGCATTCTATGCGGCTCCTCCTGGTGCACTCCCGCCCGCCCCTTGTATCGGCGCGGCCGAAACGGCCGTCGTAGAGGGATGATTCGATGGCGTACGCGACTCCACGAGATGTCAGCATCCGCTATCCCGAGCGCGATCTGATTCAGCTCACCAACGACGACTCGACCGCGACTACCGTAAACACCGCGATCGTTCAAGGCGCGCTCGACGATGCGTCGGCGGAGATCGACGGTTACCTTGCGGGCAGATTCACGATGCCGCTCACCGATGCACCCGCGGTGCTGACTCGACTGGCGACCGATATAGCGATTTACCGGTTGCAGGCGTTGCGTCCGATCCACGACCTCGCGGAAGCGCGTCGTCGCTACGACGACGCAATCGCGATGCTGAGCAGGGTGGCGGCGGGCGAACTGACCCTGGGAATCGCGGCTGACGGACGCGAAACCGCGATTGCCACCGGCGCGGAGCAGAGCGAAGGCCCGGCTCGAATCTTTTCGCGCGGCTCGATGAAAGGCTTCTGAGGCGCACGATGGCTGCAGTCCCCCACCCCTGGACGGGCGAAACCTTCACTCCGCCCACGCCGCTTGGCATCGCGGAAATCGAAAATGCGATCGTCAGCCGGCTCGCCGAATCGATCGACGATATCGAGGTGGTCCATTTTCCCGACGCGCCCGAAGCCTATCGGCTGACCCATCGCAGCGGCGCAGCCCTCGTTTCCTACCGTGGCGCGAAATACGGGGAGACGCGCGATTCGGGCGCGATTGTGCAGGAGCGCACGCTTAAGTTCGGCGTGAATCTGCTGATTCGCGATCTCGGGTGGGGGCTCGGCGCGAACTCGAGCGGCTCGTCGCGCGGAGCCTACCAGCTCCTGGATGCGGTCCGAGCCGCGCTGACCGGCTATCGCGTGCCGGGTGCGCGCAAGATGTATGCGGCTGAGGAAAATTTTCTCGGGCGCGATCGTCAAGGTGGCGTCTGGATGTATTCGATAATTTTTGCGCTCGGCACGATCAGCATCGAGCAGCATATGGATCGTCCGCCGGCGCTTTTTATCAAGGGGATCGCGCGCGACACGGGCGGCGACAGCAACGTCACGCTGGGAGCGGCGCCCTACACCTTCAATGCGAGCGATCAGATCGCGCTCGGGCACCGCAACGTCATAGCGCTTACGCTCTCGTCACTTTCGGGAATGACGTACTCGCAGGGCGCCGATTTCGCCCTCGATGCTCCCAATGGAATCGTTACGCGCACCGCTTCGGGCGCAATCTCCGCGGGGGCCACGGTCAACGTCGCATACAGCTACGCGGACAGCGCGGTCGCCACCGCGGGACAGGGCGCGCCGACCGGGGCGTGAGACTCGAACGCCTAATTTTCCGGATGAAACGGTGAAATCATGCCAGCCAATTTTCTTCATGGGATCGAAGTAATCGAAGTTCAGACAGGCCCGTTGCCGATATCCGTTGTAAAGTCCGCAGTGATCGGACTGGTCGGAACCGCGCCGGTGTGGGCTGTCCAATCGCCCGCCGCGGCCCCGGCGGTAAATTCGCCGGCGCTGGTCTCATCGACGCGCGACGCGGCGAACTTCGGACCGCTGATCCGCAACTACACGATTCCCTACGCGCTCTCGGCCATCCAGCAGCAGGGGGCGGGACAGGCGATCGTTGTCAACGTGTTCGATCCTTCGCGCCACAGCACCGCGATCGCCGCCACGCCTTTTACGTTCAACGCCCAGGGCGTTATCAACCTGGGCCACATGGGCGTATCGAATGTGGTAGTCACAAGCGATCCCGCCGGGACTACCTATTCGAGCTCGACTGACTACAGCGTCGATGCCGTCAACGGAATAATCACTCTCATTCCGACCACCTCGGGCGGCCATATCGCGGCAGGCGCGACCGTACTGGTCTCCTTCAGCTACGCCGACCCCTCGCGAGTCACTGATGCCGACGTTATCGGCGCAGTGACCTCGGGTGCGTACTCGGGAATCCAGGCGCTGCAGACGACCTACAACTCGATGGGATTCTTCGCAAAAATCCTGGTCGCGCCCGGGTTCTCGCAAAACGCAGACGTGGCGTCGGCTATGACCTCGATGGCGAATCAGTTGCGGTCGATTGCGCTGATCGATGCGCCGCCGGCTACGCCCGTTGCGACCGCGATCGCAAATCGCGGCGCCGCGGCGAATGCGTTCAATACTTCCTCGAAGCGCGCGATTCTCTGCTATCCGCAGGAGACATTTTACGACGCCGGAATCGTGACCACCGGGGTAACGCTCAGCAGCTCGGGGGCGCCGGTCGCCTCGCAGTTCAATGCATCTGCGGTCGGACCCTATTCCGCCTGGGTCGCGGGCGCGATCGCCTCGCGCGATCTAGGCAGTGGCTATTGGTGGTCGCCCTCCAATACGCAGGTGCAGGGCATCCTTGGGCCGGACGTTGCGCTTTACGCGTCCGCGGTTGACGCCTCCTCTGACGTCAACAATCTCAACGCCGCTGGAATTACAACAGTCTTCAACGCGTTCGGCAGCGGTTATCGCGTATGGGGGAATCGCTCGGCTGCATATCCCGGCGTCACCGCGCCGGATAATTTCATCAATGTGCGGCGGACCATGGATGTCATCGAGGAGTCCGTGGAACTTGCGATGCTGCAGTTTATCGACCAGCCGATCTCGAATGCGCTGATCAGCGCAATCCTCGCGTCGGTCAATTCCTTTCTGCGCAGCCTCATTCAGCGGGGAGCGCTGGTGTCGGGCAGCGCAAGCTTCGATCCCGCCGCAAATCCCCCGGCTCAGATCGCCGCCGGTCAGCTGGTGTTCAATATCGATGTCATGCCGCCTCCTCCTGCGGAACGAATAACCTTCCAGAGCTACATCGACACAACGCTGCTTCAGCAACTGGGCCAGACCCAGTCGCAAAGCGCATCGTCCGGAGCGATAGCCTGAGGACAAACGATGAATATCCAGATCAACTCACTGACTAACGCCAACGTATACATCGACGGCGTCGGCCTGCTCGGCAGAGCCGAGGAAATCGAGATTCCCCAGCCGCGCCACAAGATGATCGATTACAAGGGATTAGGGATGGCCGGCACCGCCGAGTTGTGGGGCGGCGTCGACAAGCTCGAAGCGCGCATCAAGTGGGCGTCGTTCGACTCCGCGACGCTCGCGATGGCGGCGAGCCCGTTTGCGACCCATTCGTTTCAGGTGCGCGGCAATCTCGAGCAATACACCAGCCAGGGGCGCTCCGCCCAGCTGGAGGTCGTCTACCTGATGACGGGCGTGTTCAAGGACGCGGGGCGCGCGGCGTTCAAGCATCAGGCGATGGTGGAAACGCAATCGACAGTGAGTATCTATCACTGCGAACTGTATGTCGGCGGCGTCCAGATCTACCTCTACGATGTATTCGCGAATGTATATGTGGTCGGCGGCGTGGATCAGCTTTCGACTTTCCGCTCCAATCTCGGCGGCTGATCAAATGAGTATTCACCGTTAAGAGGTCGAAATGAGCAGAGACTCGCTCACCGTCAACGGGGTGAAGGTCGGCGGCGACCAAGCCGCATCATCCGACGCGACACGGGAAATCACGCTTCCTTCCGGCCGCCGCGCGTCAATTCGCACGGGTGTCGGGCGCGATCTGATGAAGGCCCAACGCGCCGCCGGTCCGAACGCAGACTCCTCGATGGTGCTGTTCGCGCTCATAGCCGAACTGTCTCAAGTCGAGGGCGAGCGGCTGGTTTACGAAGACGTTCTCAAGATGGAAATTGCCGACGTCGTGACTCTGCAAGCGGAGGTGGCCGGGGCAAATTTTCCGGACCCTCCGCCGCAGCCTTCGCAGGACTTGTTCGCTTCGGATTCCGGGTCCGCGATCTCGAAATGATGACTCTGGACGATATCCAGTACTGGCTGAGCGCGACGCAGGAATTTCTGGATATCGCATCGTCAGCTGCGAGCGGAGGGACGCTGTAAAGTGCATTATCGTCAAAGTCGGACTCAAGGCACGGAATAGGTAATGAGCGCTAGACTGTTTGTTGGTAATTTGAGCTTCTCGCTGGCCGAGGACGTACTAATGGAAATCTTCGCGCGGGTAGGTCCGGTCAGCCACGCGGATATCGTTCGCGATCGATATGACGGTCGCTCACGGGGTTTCGGGTTCGTTGAGATGACAACCGCCGAAGACGGCCCGCGAGCGGTTAGCGCGCTTAATGGCGTCGAAGCTGGGGGCCGGCCGATGCGTGTGGAGCTGGCGATCTCCACCCGCCCTGCGCAACTGCGGCGAAGCGACAATCACAGGGTCCGCTGATTGGGGGTCGAATGTCAGAACTCGCGGATAACCTGAAACTGGCGCAACCCAAGAAGGCTTCGACGGCTATTGGACGGATGCTTGGTATGTTTGCAGCGCTTGGACGCATGCATCCGACCGCAGGCGCCGCGCCGGGATCGCTTGTCCGTGTTATGCGCGGCGCTCCGGCGTCACCTTCCATGCGTGCTGTTACGCTTTCGCGAGAAGCGCGATTTGGAGCGGGAGGCTCCGCTGTCAGGCGGTTCTTTGGCCAGGGATCGACAAGAGAGAGTAACGCGCCGGGGGCGAGCCTTTCAGCCGCGAATACCAACATCGCGCCGCCGACGTTTACTCGCAATATTCGACTGGCGGCAGGCAATGAAACAACTATTCGGGCCGGGCTGCCAATAGCTATTCCGACCAGTCGCTTTGTGCAGCAAAACCGGAGCAATATCGTGGGCTCCGCCCTGCACAAGACTATTGCCAATGCATCGCACGCGGCCGTTCCGCAGCGGCTGTTCGTCGCCGCGCCTCCGGTCGGGAGTCCGCGGGCGGAACTGAATAATCGCGATCGCGGCGGGAGTGTGACGGCAAGCGCAACCAGGGTGGCTTCGGTTCAGCTTGTCGCCCCGACGGCTGTCGGAAAATCTCAAGTCGCATCGCCGGCACAACTGCGCACGATCTTCGATTGCGGCTCGTCGAATCCGGCGAATCGCGGCGGGGACACGTCGCGAGCCCCGTCGTTCGGTCCAATCACGATCAATTCGAATCCGACCATCAACCTGACGTCTGAAGCGTCGACGGACCTTGAGAGCAGAATGCTCGCGACGCTCAGGGCGCATCGCGAGGCGATCTTTGAGGAGATGCAACGCGAGTTGGATCGTCGTCAACGCACGCACTTCTAACAGAGGCCTGACATGTTCGCGCTCCTGGGAAGCATTCCGTTTCAAATCATCGATTCGCCGCAGCGCTTTAACGCCGGACGCGAATACGACTACGCGCAGCACCGCGTCATCGAAGGAACGCCTCGTCTGCAATGGGTAGGCGACGGTTTGGAGTCCATCGATCTGGAAATGATGCTCCATCGGTCGTTTACGGATCCCGGCGTCAGAATGCTGGCGCTGAGCGAAGCCGCGGGCGCCCATCAAGCATTGCCGCTCATCTTCGGCAACGGGGAATTTCGCGGCTACTATGTAATCGAGTCGCTATCTACTCTCTCGCGCCAACTAAGCGATTCCGGCGATACGCTGGCGGTGACGCTGCGCGTCAGGCTGCGCGAGTCGATATTCAGTATCGGCGCGGCGGATGCTCAATTGCCGAATTTCACACCCCTGGCGATCTCTGCAGCCGCAGGGAGTGCGGCGGGCGCCGAGCAGTCTCCGGGCGTGTCTGCGCTTCTGTCCCTGTTCAAAATGTTCGGGCCCGGATCGATACTCAGACCTGAGGATGTTCCTGCGTCGCTGATTGTCCGATCGGCGGCTTAATTCCCATGACGAATAATCAAAGCAT